CAATCTCCGATCCTAAGATATACAACTCAGCAGTTTTATCTACTATAATTATATCTTCGATAAGAGTACCATCTTCAACATCATTAGTTTCTTCCCACTTATAAGTAAACCCAGCACATCCTCCACCTTTTAGAGCGATTCGTGCATACTTCATACCAGACTTCTCAAGTCTAGCCTGCATATATTCTTTTGCTGGAGTGGTTATACTGATCAATGTATTGTATCCTTCTTTGTATCACCTAATAGATATTCAAGCATATCACTTGTTTCCTCGAATCTATCATCGCCAAGTATCTCTCTACTTCTTTTTGCCATTTGCTGGGCAGTAGCTCTAAGAACTTCTTGTGTTTCTGATAGTTTCTTTTTAGGAACAGGGACATCTATTAGTTTCTCGTATTCCTCAACCAATTCAATATAAAATGGTATTGAATAAGTATGTAATTCTTTGGTAAACATTATATCTCTTTTTTTGAAAGTAAATTTACGATCTTCAGCAAATCCACAGAAAGGTGCAGCAGCAGTCACATCAACTACTTGATCCTCGCGTCTTTCGTGTATAATTTTTAATTCAAATGGGTATTCGACAGATATGGTTGCATCATCTGCGTTTCGCATAGTAGCGACTAGAGTTTCCCCTGTCGATAGTTTCATAATTACGAACTGATCATCTTCCTTAATGAGATCTTCTCTCATATGTTTACCTCTACAATCTTATAGTTAAATTTCTCTTCAGAATATATTGAGAGTCTTTCTGAGAAATGTTTAATAGTATGATTCTTCCAGGATTTCCAAGATAAGTCGTCAGCGATATCATAAAGACTGCAACTTTCTTTTCCATCTTTTAGTCTTAGTCCTCTTCCAATAGATTGTAAGTTTCTAATCTTACTTTTACTAGGAGATGCGAATATAATGTTTTCGATAGATGGAATATTAATTCCAGTTGAGAATGTACCAAAGGAAGCAACTATAATATTGTTGTCATTATCTCCAGCTATCTCTCTGACTTTTTCTCTATCCTTAACTACAGTATCGCCAGATACGAACCAAACATCTTTTTGTCCTTCTACCTTTTTATTTAGGTCTTCGTATAATGGTATTCCATGTTTCTGAACAAACTGATATAATACCAGTGTATTACCCTTTAATGATTTTGCCAAGTTTACTATAAATTTATTTCTAGCATCATTAGTGACTAAGAAATCCATTTCATCAGAATACTTATTACCTTTTCTGCCCATTCTATCTGCATCATCATATTTTAATAATAAACAAGTAATATCTAATTCAGCAACTTTCTTATCTTCCATCAGTTGCTTAGTTGTGGTCACAGAAAACACAGGTCCAAATACACCTTCTAATACTAGCTTATGAACTTTCTTTCCATCAATCGTACCAGTCGTACCAATTCTATAATCACAGTTATATAATTTGTCCATACACGATGTGAGGGACTTAGCTTTAAATTGGTGTGCTTCATCACCAAAGCATACATCAAATTGAGAGAACCATTGTCTTGGTTGTTTATAAACTGATTGCCAAGTAGTAATTAAAACTTGATGTGAAATATCTTTTGTAAATCCAGAATATAGTTTCTGTACATTCTTATTTACTTCCCAACCATTGATTGTTGAGTAGTCTTCGAAGTCTTTATATAGTTGTTCCACCAATGATGTCGTTGGAACTATGATTATTGCCTTTTTATCCAGTTTAAGCAGATATCGGAGAATAGAATAGATAATTAGTGATTTTCCAGACGCTGTGGGACTCACTAGGAGTGTTCTTTGATCATTTAGAGCTTTATGTATAGCTTCAGTTTGATACTCCCTAATCGTTAGCTTTGACCCCTTAGTGGCTAATTCTAGTGATTCTACCCAGTTTTCTACCTCTTCAAAGGGTATTTTGCGATCTACGAGGATTAAATCCTTAACTTCTAATTCATACCCTCTTTCAACTGCAAATCTTTCTACATATTTGTATAGTCCAAGATATAAGGTATGTCGGATTCTATCATACTGTCGTATTTTTCCATCCCATAGACGAGATCTAAACTGTGGAGTAAACTGAGCACCTGGAACTGAATATGTGAAATAGTCAGATAACTCCTGCTCAATTCCTGGATCTGAAAAGCAACGAATATGTATGTTGCTCGCTTTTTCTATTGTTATCTTAGGCACCAGAAATAAACTTTTTCCATTCAATTGAGTTCTTAATATCCCAACCTCTACCAGAGACTGACTTCATAATACTTTCACAGCAATAAATCATATCTTCTAGATAAGACAGTCGTACTGTTATTGATATCAAATCATTGTCCCCATGTAATAGGTCATCTTGTACTGATTTAATTGGTTTGATTCCTTGATACTGATCCCATTTATGTTCAGCCAATTCTTCTCTAGATAGTTCGCCATTATAATAACGAATCTTTAATCTACGAAGTTGGTGGAATTCAGCTCTTAGTTTGGTAAGTTTTAATTTGTATTCCATCAGAAATTTTAAATACTTCTGATGTAAGTTTGGAATGCGTACTGCTTCTTTGTCTAAATGATCATCATCTATAATAGAATCAGCTTTCCATTCGTCTTGTAGTTGTTGTAAATTCATAATAATATACTCCTCTAAACCATTATTCTAGCCTAAAAATACTTAAAAGTAAAGGATTAGGAAACTTGATAATATGCAAATTTGAAGGTAGCACGTGCCGAAACCATCATTACATCCTGCATTTTAGACTCAAATTGTATAGGGTCTAGAGATGTCGGGAAACAATCTACGAATGTAAAGGTCTTAACAGGTGTATTTTGTCCTGACAGAACTTGAAGGGTAGCATCCGAGTAGTTTTGAGATATCTCGGATATCTTTGCTTTCTCATCTGCTGTTAGATAAGATAGGTATTGTTGTTGATTTTCTGGGTATCCTAGTCCAATCATCCAATCATGTATAGATTTCCAATTAATCATATTAGCATCTACTTGGAATTCTACTGAAAGATCCTGATAAGTTAGCATCTCTCCAGGAATAGGGTTTTGAATTAATGGGTTTGCTTGCATAAACTCACCTAGATTAAGTCCAGGCAAATTAACAGATTGAATAAAGAAAGTTGTATCTGGTAGTCTAGATACATTGAATGTAAACCCATTAGGATTTAATGGAGATAAGTCAGTTGGGAATGCATTTGAATAAGCTGTCATTAATTAACCCTCTTTTTTTGTAATTGTCTTAAATGAAATAAATGTGATGACCACATTTGTTTAAAGCCTTTATCTTTTGCAGCTTTTAGAACTCGTTCAAGTTTTGCGATTCTTCTAGCTAGTAGTTCTTCCGCTTCCATCTTCTCTTTGTTCTATTTTCTTTTTAAGATCTTTTTTCGATTTCCACATTTCTTTAATGCGTGTGTCAGAGGTGTTCTTTATAATATTATCCAAACCCTCAACATCTCGTAGTAAACTTTTCTTCATAATAATATCCCTTGAGCGAGCAAGCCAAGAGCTAGTCCCATTAGGAAAGCCATTAATATTAATTTATAATAATCTATTTCAAAAGTTAGTTGAAACCAATCAACAGATTTTTCAAATAGACCAATCAACCATGTTATCATAATATCCTCATGACTATTTAGGTCTTTTATATACTAACTAGTGATAATATTGTAGATACCAGATGGCTGCAGCACATAGAGTTGAAGGAATGATGGCAACACAGGATGGTACGAATACTATCCAGAACATTGGATTGCCCAACATAAAGTCGACATCATCCTCGTGAGATTTGGTTGTTTTAGAATCCAATATATGTCAATCGCATTACTGCAAAAGTACCGAGTGGGAATCCTAAAGGAAGAGCAATGAATGCTAGATATTTGGCGAGGGCTTTGGTATTTCGCACCATGCTCTTCGTTAAGTTAATAACTGTGGACATGGTTTTTCCTATTAAGGGTGTAAAAAAGGTTATAAAAAAATGATTTTTTATTACCACCGAAAATATTTAGTAGAATTGAAATTGGGAATGGGGTTATATGATTATATTAAAAGCAAAAAAAAGGGGAGCCCGAAGACTCCCCCTTTAAGATTGTACTTAAACAATTATTACATTAAGTTTGTGACTTTAACTCGTCTGTAATAGTAGTTCTCGTTAGCAACTAGATCGCCTGAGCCATCCAACTGTATGAAAGGATTTGAAGTGAAACCATATCTGGTTTTAAATCCAATTTTAGGCTGGAAAGTTGCAGGATCTACTGCTCTAACTAGTTGTAGAGGTACATATGGGCAATAGAACAAGCCAGCATCAAATGCAGACGTTCCTTTATAGCCAACAATAAAGTATTGCGAGCCAGCACCATTTGCAGTGTAAGGATCTACATACACTTTGTAACGTCCAGAAAGAACACCAGCAAAGGTAGTAGAAGCTTCGTCTACATTTAGGTTAGTTGATAGAGCAGGTGCGTAGTCTAGTACACCAGCCATTGCTAGAGCACTTGCAACATCTGAAGAACAGATGATGAAGTTAGCTTTTCCTCTACGAGTTTGCTGAGCAACCGCATTAGCTTCTCTTTCGATTTGAAAGAGTAAACCTTTGAATTTCTCAACAGACCATCTACCAGATGCATCAACATCTAGATCGAAAGTTCCCGCAGTAGCAGTACCTGTTTGTGCACCAGCTTTAGCAGTTTTGTACACAGTTCTAATAACTTCTCTATTGATTTCACTTAAGATCTCAGTAGATAAGATGTTAGATAGTTCTCCCTCAGCATCCATACCGTGAACGGATTTAAGATCTTGAGCAAGCTCTATTGTGTACTCTGCTTTTAGAGCACGTGACTTAGCTGTCACTGAAGTTTTTTCGATTGAGAACGCCATTTCGTTGAATGTTGTTCCGTCTCCAAGAACTTCTGCATCAGCAGTATCTTTACCAGTACCAGTCGTGTAAGTTCCGTCTACAGGATTAGATCCTGCATGCGTACCTGTACCAGAAAAGTCTGTATCAGCTTCGTTAAATAATGCCTCAGTACCACCTTGAGTCGCATATCTTGCTTTCATAGCAAAAATAAGACCAGTTGGTTGAGTCATAGGTTGTACACCACAAATATCGTAAGCGATCATTTGCGGAGCAGATCTTCGTACTAATGAAATTAGTACTGGATCAAATTTAGCAACACCACCTGTATCAGGAAGAGCAGCAGCATCATTGACATGAACAGCTTCAAACATCGCAGACTTTTCTTCTTTGATTGCAGTTTCCTGGTTCTCAAGTAAGACAGCTGTGACTTCTTTTCTGTAATTGTCAGTAATTGGAGCGACTCCGTCGTGATTAAGGATCGGTGACCATTTTTCCATTAATGATTTTCTATCCATTTTAATTCTCCTTTAAGTTGATAGATTAATTTTTATTACTTCTGGTAAGCAAGTCAGCATAAGCAGAAATTTTAGGATCGTTAGATACCTTTTTATTTTCTTCTTCTAATTGAACTGGCTCATCAGTCATAACAGTTTCTACATTTGTTTTGCTTGGTTTAGAAGCAAAATAAGATTCTCTGATAGTATTAACTTTCTTTTCAAAAGAAACTTTATCTTCAAAGCTGAGGTCTTCAGCTAATCCCATAAATTTATCTTTATCATTGTCAGTCATAGTGTCAGAAACTTTGGCAAGAACTTCCGTTCTTTCCATTTCTTTGACTTTTTTAGATAGGTCAACATTAGATTCTAGTTGCTCATCGAGCTTCTTCTCTAATT